ACGTAGCTCATGCCTTTCTGCTTGGATTTCATGCTGCCACCTCCCCTAACAGGTCATCGAAAACCACGCCATTTGCGGTGAATTCATCAACGATTCGATTGGTGTATGCGATGCCCTGGGCGCGTTTGAACAGCCGGGTTACCGGGAAGCCATCAGGGCCGAACAATGGATTTCCGCCCATAAGGTCCAGCTTCTCCTCGTAGGCCAGGTGCTTCATGGTCCGATCCCACGCAGCACGGAAATCCTCGTCTTCGTTCATCAGGATCTGCACGCCCATATGCAACTTGCAGTACTTGCGAGCCTCGTCCACGTCGCCGATCTGGGTCATCTGCGATATGCGCTGATAAAGCGCAAACCAGAGGGCGTTTTGATCGAGCGTGCGGTCTTTGCCGGGGCGGAAAGTAACCACTACATACTTGTGCGCCCTGTAAAAATTGTTTAGCTGCTTCATGGCTTCGGATAGCTTTTGCGCGCTATTGACGCTGATCTTGTCAACCATGAGCCACCTCCCGCACCGCCTCGCCAACACGCTTGCGCATATCAGAGACAAGCTGTTCATCTGCCGGGCTGACATGCACCACAAGGCCCGAAACAAACTCGCCTTCGTTACATAGCGATTCAGCCTCAGCAAATGACGACGCTTTAACGGTGCGGCCGTACTGCCGGAAGTCACGCACATAGGTGATCTCGTAATCATCCACGGCGAGCCTCCTTGATTTCCGCGCAGTCAATGCAGAGCTGAACACCTGGCACGGCCTCTCGGCGCAGTAGCGGTATCTCGCAATCACACTCAATGCAGTTCTTCGCGCTGTTGCCATGAAATACCACGCGCCCGGCAAGAGCCCGGCTTAGGACTTCTTCGGCGTAGTCATTCGCCTGATCGATTACGTCAGCCATTAGCGTTTCCCCTTATAACGATCGCTTAAGCTCGCCACATTCGACTGCGGCTCAGGCTCAACCCATCCAGCGGCTAATTGCTCAAACTTGCTGTGCTTGCCGATAAAGGCGGTGCGAACAGTCCCGACCTCAATGTCTCGCCCCTTACCGATGATGATTTCAGCGATGCCTTTGTATTCGCTGTGTTCGTGGTAAACCTCATCGCGGTATACGAACAGAATCACATCGGCGTCTTGCTCGATGGCGCCTGACTCGCGTAGGTCTGAGTTCATCGGGCGCTTGTTCGGGCGCTGCTCAAGCGAGCGATTTAACTGACTGAGCATGATCACCGGGCATTGAAGCTCCCGAGCCATCAACTTGGCGCCCCGGCTCATGGCGCTTACGGCTTCCGTGCGGTTGCCTGACCCTGCGCCCTCATCCATCAATTGCAGGTAGTCGATGACGATCAGGTCTAATCCGTAACGGCGCTTGTGACGGCGTGCAGCGGCGCGTATGCGGCTCATGGTCATGGTTGGGCGATCTGACATGTAGAGCGGTGCCTGATTAATCTTGGCGGCTGCAGCAGTCAGTTCTGTTCCGTAGTCGCGTGGAGCGCTACCGTTCTTGATTAGCTGCAAAGGGATCTTCCCCTCTGCCGCCAAGAACCGGTCCATCAGTTGGCCGTTGCTCATTTCCAAACTGACTACAAGCGTGCTTTTACGCTGGCGGATTGCCACGTCTGCAGCGATATTCATGGCCAGCGTGGTTTTGCCCATCGCAGGCCGGCCGGCAATGATGATTAGCTGCTCGGGCTTCATTCCCTGTAGTTTTTCATCAAGGTCAGGAATGCCGGTCGATAGTCCGTCAAGGCCTTCGCCTCGATCGCTTCGCGCCTGGAGGGTTTCAACGTGCTCGATCAGAACGTCTGAGGCTTTGGTGATTTCTGCTGTTGCTGACTCGCCGTCGATAGCCATCATTTCGGATTGAGCAGCGGCAATTTTCTCAGCGGTCGGCTGATCGCTGTGCGCGATTTCGTTTATCCGGTCGCTGCAAACGATCATGGCCCGATCAATAGCGCGCTCTTTGACAGTGGCGGCGTATGTTGCAGCGTTGGCCACGCTTGGCGTGTTCTTGACGATTTCAGCGGTGTAGGCCATGGCGTTAGTGCCGTCAGCCATTACGCCCACATACTCGCCAACGGTCACGAAGTCGACGCCCTTGCCGGTAGAGTTCAGGTCGAGGATTGAGCGGAATATCTCGGCGTGCTCAGGCCAATGGAAGTCCTCAGCGGTTAGGTCGGCGGTCAGTACGTCAATCAGTTCAGGCTTGAGCATCAGGGCGCCTAATACGCCGTGCTCTGATTCGAGGCTGTAGGGATCACGCATTGTAATTGCCCTCCACAACCTTCACGAAGTTGCTGGAGTTGATCAACCAGTCGAAGGTTGCCCGGAATGGCTTGCCGCCGTTGCGGCCAGGTACTTTGCCGGTAAGGAACTGCGACGCCTTCACGGCCATGAAGTACTCTGCCCAAAACCCAAGGTCACGGTGAACATCACTTTCACGCCACCGGGCCTGCAGAGTGCGCTTGCGTGTCTCGGTCAGAATTGCGACTGCTGGAAGCTCAGGAAGCGCCTTGTGGAATAGGTCAACAATGGCTTGGTGCGGACAGGCTGGCACCGATGATTTAGCGCGTTCGATTTTGGCTTGAGATTGATCGGCCGATTGGGCGGGTTGACGCTCGGCGTCGACAAGTACCGAAGGTACTAACTTGTCTTTACTGTCTTTAATGTGTGTCGGAAATAACACTAAGGACGTGTCAGAAATAACACTCTGTGTCGTTTTTGATTTGTCCTTTTTATCGTCGTTTTTGGCGTCGATTTTCCACTCAGAAGAAGGTGAAATTCCGATTGGCGCCTTGCTTCCGCCATCACGATAAATTACACGCTGACGGATAAGCTCACCGATGATCCGCGACACGTTCTCACGGGCAATACCAGACAGCTTGGCGATGTTTACAGCCGGTATGCGCGCTGTGGTGACGTTGTAGCCTGCGGTGTAACGATGAATGGCCAATGCAACACGCAACTCACGCCCTGACAGGTCTGCACCTATCAGGGCCTCGTATAGATCGTTGTCCATGCGGGTAAACCCCTGGGACTTGTTAAGGCTGATTACGTTGCTCATTCGCTGTCCGCCTCGGTGCTGATTGAACGCTTGCAGGACAGCGACGCAATAAGATGGCCAAGGCATTTACGCTTAGCCTGCTTCTTAGCCTGTGCGGTGAATTGAAAGGCAACATCAGATGCAGCCTTGATGGCTTCTGCTTGGTGGTATTCGCGTGAGCCGGTGTTTACTTGAGCGGGCGTATCAATGGCTAACAGGGTGCGGCTCAGCTCATGACTGATAGTGCGCGCCACGTTTCGGCTCAGCGCTAAATGTGGCGCATCGCTGGATTGGGTATTGATTTGTTGATGTGGTTGCATAAGAATGGCTCCACTACGTTGTTGTTGAAGAGCCCGGTTGCAGCCGGGCTTTTTATTGCCTGAAATTCAGGCGAAATGGGTGCCCAGCCGAGCCGTGCTATCGTTTCGTTTCCACACCAAACGAAAGTCACGGAGGCCGGACATGACAGAAATATCCGAAGAGCACATTGCCGCAGTGCTCAAGCAAATCGCAGAAAGTGATAAGCCTTTAAACATCGGCGACTTGGAAGGCGACGAAGAGCTGAACTTGCTTGCGGTCCGTACGCTTAAGCTAAGAGGCGAGATCACTGGGAAATTTCTCGACTGCTATCGCCGCCCTGGCGATCATTCAGGGCGCTTTCTGGCGGCAGCGGCGCGACTGGAGATCGCATAGCTGAATGCTCGCTAACCGGGCGCTTTACAGCGGTCAGACCGTTTAGCCGTGCAATGCACCAAATCAGCTGCTTAGTCTCTTGGTGGAGGTTGTTGCACGGCTCAATTAAGCGAAGTCCGAAGACGGCCTCTGCCTCCGTCACTGCCTTGTCGAAAATCGTTACCGAAGATAGGCACTCTTCAAGCGCCGTTGTAATTTCGTCACGTTCTTCTTGCGTTAATGTGATCATCAACCCTCCTCTTAATCAGCCGACCTTTGAAACGTTCTGCGCCGGACGCACAGCAGCCAATAACGCTTGCAACGTCCGCATTTCATTAGCGATTGCCGTTTCGATATCGCGGCGCTCTAATGCTGTAAGCACGTTGTCTTCAAGAGCTTCCATGACAATCTGAGTGGTGTTGGCTGATTGGCGCAGGTTGTCCATCAGCGCCTGTGTAGGCGTCTTTTCCTCGACCACATATCCACCTTGCAGCTCGTAGCCGAAGTCTTCGGCCAGGGCGCGCAGAGAACGGTGGTCACCGCTGTGCAGATTCACTTGATAGAACTGGGCAAAGGTCAGCTTGTGGTCATCGCAGTTCGGGTTTGAGCGCTGCAACAAGGTGGTGTGAGAAAGCCCCATTTTCGGCGCCAGAACCTTTGCGCCAGCATCCAAAACGGTTTCGTGTACTGCGCGTTCGATATCGTCCATCCGTAAAACCCTCTTTTTTCTTTCCGTGTCGCCCTTGAAGTAGCTCAGGCAATCTGCAATCACTGAATAAGCCGAGAGGGAATTCCCCATGCGCCCGACTACCGTTGAAACCTTGCAAGGCGAACTGCTTGCCCTTCGCTGCCATGTAGCTGCTCTGATTGAGCTGTTACCGCTTTCTGCTCAACTCCACTTACCTGCCAGACTTGAGCGAAATATCGAGCTGTTAAGGCCTTTCCAGAGAACAGATGCGCAGGATGGTTTCGACCGCGCAGTAAATTCGCTGGCGGTTAAGCGGCCTGGATCGAGGATTTCGGGCGAGCAGGAACTTGGCGCTCTTCAATGGCCTCAAGGCGGCCATCGTCATGAATGAGCACGAATATTTTTCGGCTGGAGCGCTGCATCTGAGAAACAGCGCTCTGATTGCAGCCGAGTGCTTCAGCCAGCCTCTCTTGAGTGCCGTGGCCGGCCAGATAATCCGCAAGAGATACTTTCTTCATCGAATTGACCCTCGTTCAAATTACGATGAATAGTAGCAGTGCTATTTTGTATGAGCAAGATATTACTAGCAATGCTGTTTGCACAAAGAACAGCGGAGCTAATAAAGTCGTTGCCATGACTAAACGCCGCCCTCTTACCCCCGAAGAAGTAGCCGAATGCGCACGGCTGAAGGCCGCCTACGAGGCCCGAAAAGCTGCGCTCAAAGCGCAAGGGAAATCGATCACTCAGGCTGACGTGGCAGAGGCCTGCGGATGGTCTGGGCAAAGTGCGTTCAGCCAATATGCAACTGGCAAGGTGCCGCTAAATCTTGAGGCGTTAATGCGCCTTTCCACTGCGCTTAGCTTCAGTCCGGACCAGGTGAGCCCTCGCCTTGCCGGGCTCATCTCGAATTCAAGCCTTGCGCCTTCAAATATCGAGCCTGCCCTACAGCCGCAAGTTACGCGCAGGTATCCGCTAATCAGTCGCGTGCCTGCAGGCCTATGGGAGGAAGCCATAGACAACTACCAGCCGTTTGACGGCGAAGAATGGATTGACTCACCGGTTTATGCGGGCGAGAACGGTTTTTGGCTGCGGGTAAAGGGTGACTCAATGACCAGAATGGAATCCCCGAGCTTCCCAGATGGAACGCTTGTGCTGGTAGAGCCCTGGGCGCCGCTGATCTCAGGCAAGTACTACGTCGCCAAGCTTGAAGACTCAAACGAGGTCACGTTTAAGCAGTACGTTGAAGACGCCGGCATCAAGTACTTGCGGCCTCTGAATTCGAGCTACCGCACCATTGAGATAAATGGCAACTGCAAGTTCGTCGGGCGCGTCGTTGATGCACGCATGGTCGGCCTGTAGGACTCCGAAACTAGCGCAGCAAAAGGAATGCACAGATGCGGACGGGATTGATTGTCTTAATGGTTTTTTGGATGGCTGGATGCTCGCCTACCCCACCAAAGACGCCAAGCTACCTTGAGGTCACTCGGCCCCACAGCTTTAAGCCAACCCCGTATGACTATGAAGCAGGGAAGTCACCCGCGTGGAATTTCCAAGCTCGACTCAGCTCGCTGACCTTCAGTTGCGGGCTTGAGGCCTCATCGGGATTCAGCATCGCACGCATGGGCTTGAATGATCAGGCAGCTATCTATAATTCTGCCCTGTCCGAGTGTTTCAAATATGCTCGAGCCGAATCAGATCAGGCCATCGCAACATTCAAGCAAGGCAACCCAAGCCCCAAAATCATGGATCTGGGGAAAGACCTCTACGCCAAATGGTCTGCCTACATGAGCACCATGAGCGTCTATTCCCCAGAGAATCGCAACGCAAAGACTGAGTACGCCACCGCACAAAGCGCGCTTCTCGCTGAAGAAAAATTCTAACCAAAAACAAGGAAGGCTCTATGCGCACACTAGCGCTTACATTGATATCCGCTGTCGCGGCTTTAACGATATCTGGCTGCTCTACGCGCATTGCCGACCTCACGGTTGCCAGCACAAAGAACATCAATATCAATTCCACGGCGCTATCGACCGGCAAGCGGGCTGATGGCAAGGATAGCGTTGCCGTTGTGCTATTCCCTATTGGGACGCCAAGCCTCGAAACGGCGATTGATCGTGCCATCGAGCAAGATCGTTGCGCGGTAGGCTTGAGCAATGTGGTCATCAATAACGAATTTTTTGTGTTCTTGGTTGGCTATGCCGAGATCAACGTAACCGGCAACCTGATTATTGACAGCTCTCAGCCGGGATGCAGCGGCGCAGCGGCACCACCATCGTATGCGCCAACCCGCGCAGTGGTTCCCACCGCATCCCCTTCGTCTGATTCTAGGAGCCAGCAGATAAAACAGCTCCAGCGGCAAAATCTGCCCTACGAGGAATACCAGCGCCGGTATAAGGAGATAATGGGTGAGTAACGGGGTTTCTCGGCAATAATTGGAAAAAAACTGAGAACGAACCCATACTTTTCATCGAAGGTCAATATTGAACTTATCCACAGCTTTATGTACAAATTGACTGAGGCGATCACCGTATCGCCTACAAGGAGGATGGGGACCATGAAAATGTTCAGCAAGCAAGAAGAGTACGAAGGCATCTAAATTGATGCCGAGTCAACTGAGGAGGCCTATGGCCTCCTCTTTATTTTAAGGGATAATAATAATGGAAGGCTTCTGGATGGAGACCTGCAAATTTCTTGGGTCTCAAGCATTTGCAAATCTCGCAATAGGTCTTGGTGTTCTAGTGGCGGTTGTCTCCGTGAAAAGTGCTCATACAACAGCAAAGCGCAAGCAAACTGCGGACTTGCTGTTTGGTACCAGGGCCGACGCCGAACTGAGCAAGGGCTACATGCGATTGCAAACCCTGCACAATGCAACTGACGCCAACATGAGGTCATTTGCAGCTCCTGATAGACGAAACTCGATAGAGGCAAACGAAATACGCTACGTGCTTAATCATTGGGAGCGCGTTTGTGTTGGCGTCAAGCAGGGTATCTACTGCGAGGATATGCTTCGCGAGGCCAACTACAGCACTATTACAGACCTGTATACGCACGCAACGCCATTCATAGCAGCTGTGCGCGAGGCAACTCATAAAAACACCTACTACCAAGAGCTTGAATCTTTGGCCAAGCGCTGGAAGAAAAGGCCGCTTAAGGTGATCTCGAGGGATTAACTCAAGCCCGCCACCCAGCGGGCTTTTTATTGCCTGCCCTTCCCCGCCTGACGCCCTACCCCTGAAATCCTGAACCGACACGGCCCGCACTGAGCGGGCTTTTTTGTGGCTGTGATTTGGTCAATCTGAATTTTATTAGCAGAAATAAATAAAAATATGAGCAATGCTATTGCACATATAAAACAGCAGTGCTACTTTTATTTCAACGCCGCACACAACGGCAGCAACACAGACAAGCCGGACTCCAAACGGAATCGCCGGAACGCACGGGAAGAGCGATAGATCCCACCAGCCTCCTAACCGGAGACCGACTGGTAGCCATAAGCAGCCATAGAGCTGTGTGATCTTTAAATCCTGATTTGCGCAGATGCCGACGCCAGTAGCGGGCTAATGCGAGTTGAGACGAATCGAATTAGCGCCCTGAGCTTCGGCTATGAGGGGCGCCGGACTTCATGCGGTGTGCCTACTTAACCAGGCGCAGGGGCTGTACGCCGCATGTCGTAATACCGATGACCGCGTAGCAACGCTGATCGAGCTGCGCGAACAGGAAGCCCCGCTGCCAACCTACTGACAACCTACGACCTGCAATCAGCAGCGGGTACGAGGCGTCACCCCGGCGTGAGGGGATCACCGCTGACGCAATACCCCGGACTGTCGCCAGTAGCGAGTTCGGGTTCAACTTTTAGCTGTTATTGGTGATTGATCTGAATGCGCAGGCTGATGCGTAG